TGGGCCGGAGAAAGTCGTTGAACTCATGATATTTCCTTTGTATGTGCAGTACATCGTTCTATAGTCTCTGCATCGTCCGCTGGGTCGGTCTATAGAACTGGAGGTTTCCCAGTGTTGTTACTTTATACATCATTTAAACGGTGTGCGCAATCTTTTTTGCTTGTCTTGCCGCTAGCATTTTTGCTCTCCAAACTGGGTCTGCCCATAGCGCTTTTGCTGCGGCTTTCTTAGCGGCTTTTACTTCGTCACGATTAGCGATTTCTTTATTGTTTGCTTTCTGTTTGGCAGCATACTCAGGGTCAGCCCACTGCGCTTTAGCTTGAGCGCTAGTCTTAGCCTTAGACTCTTGGGTGTTACGGGAAGCTTTGATACCTTTAGCACGTTTATTCCGAACTTGTGGGTCAGCCCATGTCGCTGTAGAGTTTTTAGACTTTACGGCTCGCGCTTCGGGGGTACCTTGCACTTGGTGCTGTGCTTGAGACACTTTGCTTACGTAGTCTGGGTCTTGCCACAATTTAATTGCGGCGTTTTTCATGGTCTCACGGAACTCGTCCGTATGTACAAACGCGGCTTTGCCCTCTTCTCGACGGCGTATAACTTCCGGGTCTTTTAGCGCCTCACGTATAGCTTCAGTTGTTTTGGCACGGTATTCGGGGTTTGCCCAACGTTTTGTTGCGGCTTCCGCGTTCCGTGTTTTTTGTTCTAGGGTACTATTTGCTGCGCTTATGTTTGCCGCCCATTCTGGAGTGCGCACTATATTGGCAAAACCTTCGCCCCCATCTGTAAGATTAAACAAATATCCGGTTTTTAAATCCCGACGCCCGTAGGTTTCTATTAAGCGCATCTCTTCTACAAATGCAGCGGCCTCATCAAGGTTGCCTGCAACCACTTCAACAATCGGTTCTAGTCCATCCCTTCGCAGTAAAGCCAGAAAGTTACCAAACCCTTTGTTCATATGAACGGCTTTACGCCAATGGTCCCACATGCGACTTCCCGTACCCTTACCCACATAGACAACTCTGCGGTTATTTGTAGGGCGGGGGTCTTTATAAACGTATACATAAAACATAAGGTTCTCCTGAGTGAGTACATATAATACCACTATGGAAGGAGAAATACAACAAGTATGTATGGCTACATACTTTTATAAACAGGGTTAACACAAATATTTGTATATTGAACGGACAAAGAAAAACCCCGCCTTGTGAGCGGGGTCTGCCTAGCTAAGTGCCTGATTTATAAGGCTTTTGCTTACGCTGCGCCGGGCGAACCAAACATACCTAAGGGGTCGCTGAATCCAAACGAGTAGCGTTCTCTACTTTTATATCTTACGTTCCCGGTGTCAAAATCCCCATCCATAGAATTGCTTAGTGGCATGCGAACAAAATGCTTCATACCGTTAGGCACATCAGTGGTTAAGAACCAAGCGTTTGTGTCGGTCAACCAGTGGTTAATTGTGTACCCCTCTGGAATCGAACCGTTGTTTTCGATAGCATTGATATCATTATCGGCAGTGCCAACACGAAGCTTTGTCTCTAAGAGGCGGGTAGCAACGAATTGGAGTGCTGAAGGGATAATCAACTTCTTAGGCTTTGCAGCGATTAAAAGTCCACGCTCATCAGTCCATGCGGCGATTTGAATCACAGCATTTTCCAACGATGTTTCGTTCAAGTCAGCAGCGACCGAAGGACGGTTACTGTTAGTACCACCACCAACTAAAGGATGTGCTGTGCTAAACAAAGGAACGCCATCGCCGCCGTTGTAGCTGGAAGAGAAACCGTTGTTTAATACAGAAGAAGCCTTAACCTGTTTGGTGTAAGCCATTGCGCGGGCCAGACCTTTTGTATAACGAGCAGATAGTGAGTCGTACAAGTTATCTTCGATAGCCTCTTCCGTGAGCGAGAAGCCCAAAGCGATGGTTTCGTGGTTGTATCGTGCCGACCATGCTTCTTGAGCGTTGTCGTATGCAATTGCAGAACCTTCGTTCTTAACAGGTGCAGCCGAGAAGCCAGAAAGTTTGGTCTCTTCTTCGAAGGAACGCTCGGAGGTCTCTGTTTCGTAGATCTCTTTGTGCTCTTCGCCGTAACGTGCATACTCTAAACCAAACAAAGCGTTCAGTCCGGGGAGTAGTTCTTTCAGTAGTTGTGCGCGTGAAATAGCCATGATTTAGCTCCTTATACGCCGACGGCGGTGTTGTATGCGTGCATGCCGAAGTTGAGCTTTACGATCACTTCAGGATACAGCGTGTTACCACCAGAAATGTAGGCGGAGTCTGGGACAACATCAACAATGCGAACTGGCAAAGTATCTGTAGTAGCAGTTGTAGCAAGTAACGCAACTTGCGAGTTACCAGCAGCAGTAATGGTTGTGTTGTTAACGATAGTGGCGTTTTCACCCACTGAAGTAAATTGAACACCAGTCACAACTGTTGTGCCAGAAACGATAGCGACTTGGAACAGTGTGTCAGGATCATCACAGACATAAGCTGTAATAAAACCGGAAGTAACTGTTGTGCCGCCGATAAAGTTTTGCTGGAACTGAAGCTGACCAGTCGATGGGTTAATAAACTCACAACCCAAGAACACACCAGCGAAGCCGCCAGTAGGTTTAGCAGTAGTAGCAGCCGAACGAGCGACAGTACCGTCGTTAACGCGAATAAGCAAATCACCAAAGCCGATACTTGTGGCGTAGGCACTCGCAATGCGCATTTTGCGCATAGAACCCGCAAAGACCTGTCCACCAATAAGATTGATGGGTTTTAGGCCGTATGGGGCGTCAATAGTAGGATAAGCCATATTGAACTCCAAGATTAAATTTAAGAACCTTTACCAAAACTAGACGATGACTTACCTTCTTTGAAGATAGGCATCCGCGCGTCGCTTTGGCGCATTAGATTATTGTCTACGGACTCTGACTGCGCCTGTGTTTGACGGTTAAAGTGCGCCGTACGTTGGTCCACAAACTCAGTTGGTGTCTTGCAAAGCAATAAACCGCCAATCTCGACGTTGTCTTTAAAACGACTACCGGGATCGACTAGCAGTTGAAACTTTGGTTGCTCTTCGATTTTGACGGGCTCCCAACCTTCACGGATTTTCGCCGATAGGTTACGAGGATCAGCCTTGTCTAGCATGGAGATACGAATCCAACGGTAAGCAAACCCAGCCTGTTTGTCTGGCTCGGGGAGCAATTCGGCAGGTGCCCACTGCTGAGGGCGCATATCGGTTGCTCGGGTTTCTAATTCACGGGAAAGTCTGTTGTTTGTATTCATATTAGTTCTCCAGTTTTAATACTTCTCGGGCATATTGCTCAGGGGTCAATCCAAGTTTTTTGGCAATCTGGACTTGACTAGCCTTTAGCCGCACCCTATTTGGGGATGTGCTACGTGTAGCTGAAGCCACGACAGTACTAGATTTTGTGCGGGGGGTTTCCCTCGTTTCCGTATCAGAGTCACCGAAGTTTTCTGAAAACCGCTTGCGCATTGTTTTGTCCAATGTCGCATAATACTCATTCGATCCAACGTGCACACCATTACGCTTAAGCTTCTCATGTAACCCGAGAGCTGCTGCGGTCATCTCCTCATCTTGCCCAAACCAAGAATTGCGCTCTTGCCACGCCATTGCTCTGCGGTCTGGTTGAGGAGCGGCAGGTTGCCGTTCTTGTTGCTGTTGTACTTCATAATTCTCTTCTTGTACAGGGGTAGGGCGATAATTTTTTGCAGAATGTAGTTTAAAGTTAGCATCTTGCATAGCTTGCTGTGCGTCAACAAGCTTATCACCGTCTCCAGAGTCATATGCTTCCCGGTATGCTTTCTTAGCCATTTCTAGCTCAAGCCCCGCTGCATTTTGTACTGTAGTGACGTATTCTTTTTCACCAGAAGCGTACTGAGCCTTTAGGCGTTTATTCTCTTCGGTAACTTTACGGGCATAATCCACAGCCTCTTGCTGTTCACGGTAAGCGGTTTCTTTAGCTCGACGCTCATCGTGCCATACCTTTTTCATCTGCTTAAGGCGAACTTTTACCTTATCAGAGTATTCTTCTAGCTCGTCGTTTTCTAGTTCGTCAACGACTTCTTTAGGCATCGGCTCACGCCCACGGTCTTGCTCGGGGGTATCGTCTTCGATTTCAACCTCGAATTTGTCCTCTACTTGCCCACCCTTAGCTTTCTCCTCATCAACCTCATGAGGAAACTTAAATTCTTCGTATTCAGCCATCATTTACCCCTTATTTGCGCTTGATACCACGGGGGTCTTGTACTGTACCCTCGACTGTATCATCGTTGATTAGACGGAATTCCCGCCCATGAATGACAAGCTTTGAGCCCGAATGTGGTCGGATCAAAACAAAATCACCCTTCTTGCACCAAGGACCGGTTGGGAACTTAGCTTTATCGGCATAACAATCAGGTCCCATATCGACAACAAACAGAACCGTAGTGAGGATCTCTTCGTTTCGCTTGGTTTCATCGGCCTTTACTAGACCGCTTTCATACTCTGACTCTGCTTCTGGTATAGCGCATAGGATGTGGTATCCAGATGGCTTGGGTAGTTGACTTGCTTTTTCCTCAGCGGTAGCTTCGGGTCGGTACATACCTACTACTTGCGGGTTATTGGGGTTTGAGCCAATAAGGATTTCACTCATCCGAGTTCTCCATGCGGGTTTTGAGGTCAAGGGCATATCCCCGTGCGATGGTAAGACCTCGAATCTCACCGCACAGTCGTTTGTACTCTTCATACGAAGTAGCGTTACCACTACTTATGTAATCTGCGAGTTGGGTAATCTTTTCGTTTACATCTTTGACAAGTACATCAAACGCGTCCATTACTCACCTTTTGTCGGTTGATTATTGCGCTGGGCTTGCATAGCTTGTACTTCTAACTGTTTTTGTTTAATTACTGAATCTAAGCCAATCCGAATACCATCAGTACGTTGTTGCGTATCAGAGTTATTCTTATCCTGTTCAGCTTTGAGTCCAATACGAACTCCTTCTGTCTGAGCTTGGCTTTGGATGCGTTCACGCTCAATATTTAACTGCTCTTGCTTGAGCTGGGCATCCGTTACATCTTTAGCTTTCTTGCGTTCAAGCTCGCCCTGTTTAAGTTGCAACTCTTGTTGCTGCATCTGCACAATCGGATCTTGGGCTTGCTGTTGTGCCTGTTGTTGCTGAGCTTCCTGTTGGTTAGCCTGAAGTAATTGCTGAGCTGCTTGCGCTAGCAACGGTGCTAATCTAGCCTCAACTTCTGGGCTCATGTTAATGTCTTCCCCAGCATCATCTTTCTGAGCTGGCAAGTTCATACCCAATTGTTGTTCGATCTGGCGGCGATACTCCATACCCAAATGCTCGTTAATATGATTCATCATCCCTGCTTGAATCTGCGGAGCTGTTGGATTATTTTGTAAGAGCTGCATGATTTTTGGGTCTTGCATAGCAGACATGTGCACCGTGATATGTGCCTTATGGTCTTGGTACAAGAACGCCTTGACCGGCTTCATCATCAGGATGTTCTGATTCTCGCTAACAGGATCTGTGGGCTTCTGATCGTCATCCATAGGGATCAGCTTTTGCACTTCCTTAATACCCAACACATCTAACATCTGACGATGTAGCAAGGGCATGTTGTACATCTGGGGTGCGCCCTGAGCCAACTGCAACACAGCCTGATACTGAACAATCTTTTGCGCCATTGTGCTGGCATTAGGATCGCTAACAGGTACTACGTCTACATTATCGTAATCAGATTTTTTAGCCCTACGATCACCTGCTACTGGGTCGTAGTTGTAATCCTCTGGCGTATAGTCGGCAATGATCTTCTTAAGTAGCCCTAACTCGCGTTTCATAGAGTAATGAACACGGGCTTGAACTGCCGACATAACCTTAAGCGTACGCTCTAGAATAGCTAGTGTCGTACCCACTGGGGAGTTAGCAGACATGTCACTAATCTGAAGATCAGCGGTATTAGCAAACCTGCGACCATCCTCAACAATCTGGTTCATCAAAGCTAGCAATACTTGGCTAGGTTCTTTGTATGGTAGTGGTAGGAGGTTTTCTTTAAGCGTGCCACTTGGTACATCTGCATCACGGAACTCGCCCGGTGAGATAGGCGTATCGTCACCCTTAATACGCATACCACGAGTTTTAAACCCACCCGGTAAGTTACTTAGAGTACCAGCATCAACAAGCTGACGAATAAGAGAAGTGCCAGACTTAGCAAAAGCACCAACAAGATGAATGAGGCCAAAGTAATAAAACCCAAAGCCCGGAACGTAGCCGTAGTGAACCAAATGCTGGCGTTTCTGATGCGTGTCATCATCTGGCTCCCAGTTGCGTCGAATCGCAAGGATTGTATTGCTGCCTTGTTCAAGCGTAACGATGTAAGGTAACGCAATTCCTGTAGCTTCGCCATCTTCCTCATGCTCGTACCCCTCTAGATCTAGGTTAACTTGCATCTCAAGAAGTTTGTATCGCGCATCTGAAGTAGCTCTAAACCCCAGCTTTTCAGCAATCTTCTTTTCAACTTCATCAAGAACATTATTTGGCTCACCTAGATCCACATCACAGTAGAACCCGCCAACCTGAAGTTTACGAATTTCGTTTTCTGTCTTACGCATAACGTGCGTAACACGCTCCGCTGTCTCAATATTAGACGCACCATACGGCACCACAATATCTTCTGCGGGTACAAATATAGACACCTGACGGTCAATCGCGGGGTCAAAATACACTTTCTTAAACGCATTACCCGACAGACCCAAGCCCCATAACATGCGCTCATGCTCAGGACGGTATTCCTGCATCACATCCATAAGCTGGTAGTTCATGTCGTCTTGGACACGTACTGCGGCGTTCTTTTTCTCTGGCGTTTCTTTGCCGATGATCTGCGTCTTAACAGGACCCGCAGCGGGAAACGTACTCATCATCGTTTCGGCTTGAAACTTCACAAGCGCTTCTGCTAGCAGTGGATGGTACACACCACACGCACCGGGCCAAGGCTCAGTACGCTCTTCAATCTTTAACCCAAGCAACTCAAGACCATCAACGTAAGTCTGCAACCAATCTTTTCTAGAGGCAACGTCGTCCTCGTAGTCAGACGTAAGCTCACTGGCTAAACTCTGCAAGAGCGTGTCATCCATCTCTTCTGCTAAGTTTGTATTAAAATCATCTTCCGCTTCCTCTTGGGTAAACTCAAGAATAGGCTTGCCATCTAGACCAATCGTTACCGACTCAGGATCTTCAATCTCAATCTCTAGCTCAGGTGTTGAGTTGTTCATCTCATCTAGAGCGTCTAAACCTTGTGGGGCTTCGTACAAACTTTTATCAATTGCCAT